AATGAGAATTTGGCTGGAGATAAGAAAGAGACCCTTTTGGCTGAGTTTGAAAATCATCCCGAGATCATTGCATTCATGTCGACTTTTGAAGGGGATTTCGGTGAAGATATTACTAGCGCAGCTGGGATGAGGGATTCTATCTGGAGTTATGTTGTCGCGCTGTCCCGCAACAAAGCTAATGAAGATCCTGTGACCATAGGGATAGAAGATATGTTGAAGCCATTCGGCTTACTGCAACTCACTCACGGAGATATCCTTGTTTCTTCTTCGCGTCGTGTCCGGGGTTCTGCTGGTGAACCTCCAACTGATGTTCAGTTTTCCGCGAGTCAGATGGCCAACATACGATCTAATGCAAATTCATTTATACCTCGGTTAGCCGACAAGGTGAAGTTTGAGGATTTGGAGTTGGTGAATCATGCCGCATTGGATATTTTAAAACAGAGAGCTGGAACTTCGGAAGTAAACCGGGCTTTTGCGCAATCAGAGTTGGAGAAAGCCATTCAGCGGAGAGGTGTCTGGGATCCTACAAATGATGGGCGCGGTGTGCGTTTGAACATCCTTGATAACAGGGGCCAAGCTATTCCGCTGATGAGATTGGATGAAGACGGCAATCCACAAGAAATCGTAGTGACCCTTGAGACGTTAGCCTTGCCACCCAGTCCTGGTATTGTCGGCCAGGCGCTTGGTGAAAAAGAATTTACTCCGCTCGAGGGGGAGTTCAATATCAGGAAAACCAATGACAGCAAGACAAACAGTCCTGGCGCTCAAGATGAAGTTGATTGGAGCTTTTTATTCCAATCCACTTCTCAAAGCTCGATTGAGTTCCTGCAAACTCGTCGGGGAGGAGGTCGGCGCTAATGGCTTTTAATTTTGCAAGCTCAACGAAGAGAATGTTTGGTGATACTGATGAACTTCATGTTCCTATCGGTGATCTGATCGGCGCACAATTTGGTGAAGGTAACAATGAGACATTGCTTTCGATCGGCTCTAAATGGATGCAACGATTTGCTAATCAATCCATGCTTTCCGATGAAGAAGAGGAGAAACGATTTGGCCCTATGGTGCCACCTGAAGTTCTTAATATTCGTTATGGAGACTCCGGAATCAAGTTTGACGAACCAACTCGAGACGGCTTTGCAAAGCAAAGGGCTGAAGCTCGAAGGAGTTTTAATAACCGACAGCAACGCATCGCCTCATATGTTGGTGGCCTACCCGGTACGGTGGCGGGGTTTGGAGCTAGGATCTTGGGATCTATCGCAAATCCAGTTGACCTTGCCGCCACCGTCTACTTTCCTTCCCTTAAAGGAATTGGACAAGGTGCTCGACTCTTAAGAGCTGGCAGGATGGGTAAGGCCATGTCAGCCACCTTCAGGCAGCAACCCATTACGGACCGCCTTGATGCCGTCTGGCAAGGAGCCGTTGGCAATGCCGCCTTCGAAATCCCGAATTTCATAGAGCAGAAGCACCTCCAAACCGGCTACACACAAAGCGATGTCATTATGAATCTTGGCTTTGGTGGGCTTCTTGGAATGGGCGTCTCTCTGGGTGTCCGCGGCTACAAGCGATCTATGGGCCAGGTGATTGACGAATCCTCTGCTCGCATCATGGAGATGAACCCGCAGGAGCGGGAGGCCATGTGGATGGGGATGTTAGATGCCAAGATGAAGGGTCGGGTATTCAATGCTGAACCTCATTTGCACTTGTCCAATCGCGAGCTTGACAGGGTTGCTGAGTGGGAGGAATCCTATCACCGCATGAACCTCTTAGTTGATGCTGCTGAGCTGAGCCCCAACAAGATGGTTCGGTTCAACGGAGGATTGAATGAGGACATGTTGACTGCTGTAGCCGCACACAATGCTGCACGGATCGGCGGGGATGTAGCTACGGAGATTGCAACCGATGTCGGCGTAATTATGCGGACATTTGATCCCGTGAAAAAGAACAAGCTTTTGTTGGAGCTGGCCCAAAAAAACTCAGTCACTTACACCGAATCAGCCACCCAGTTTCCTGTAGCACGCAGGGTTATGGATTCTACCGAGAAGAAGGCAAGGGCCCAGAATGTTAAGGGGGTGGTGTTTAGGAACAGTGACGCTGCTAGGGTTGAGTTGAGGGATGGGACGTCGGTGCCAATCAAGATCAAGAGAGGAAGCGTTGTCAATAAAGACACGGGTAAGAAGGTCAAGCTAGACCAAGTCACCCGCGTTCTCGACGAAAACTTCCGACCCATCTCAGACATCGAATCCGCATTCGACCCTCACAAATCACTCCGGCCATACCAGGAAGAGGCAGCAAAACGTCGTGCTTCAAATGAGAGCGATCAACTCAAGAAAGCTGCCGAGGATATCCGAGAGAACGGAGAGGATATTCATGGAAGAACGCCTGATGAGAAGAAGGAGATGCATGAGGACATTGAAAACTCAAAAGGCTTTGATGATGCGCAGGTTACTCAGAAAGACCCCGACATTTCCAATCTTCCGAATCAATCCAGAGTTTTGAAGACTATTAAGGAAGAGAGTGCACAAATTGCTGAAGGATTGGATCCTGTTAAAGTGAAGGCGGTAAAAGAGGCGGTGGATAAACAAGTGCTTGAAATGAAAATCCTTGAGGCCACGCAGTGTTTAGCAATCTAGGAAATTATGGCCACATTCAAAACATCAGTAGAATGTCTGGACGCCTTCAAGGCATCCCTGGAAGAATTGCGGCTAGATGACAAAGACATCATCGAGATTATTGACGGTGTTAAAGTCCGCGCAGAACAGCTCATGCGACTCGGAAAGAATGTTTCCAAGACATCCGCACTCCGACAAGCTGCCAAGGAGATGGAGGTAGATCAGCAGATTCTGAAAGCAAAAACAGAGCACCAAGCATTGCTCACAATAGAGAAGCGCTCTGAATTGCTGGGAACGATTAAGAATTTCGTAAAAGCAGGCGGGTTGGCTGGGGATGGACTTAAGGCTATTGTGGAGGTATTCCGACGTGATGTCAGGAGTGCAATTCATTCTGTAGGGAATATGGTCCTCGAACAGACGAGGAAGGATTTCGGTGGCGTAGTCCAAAAGATGCGAGCGCATCCCGATTACCCCGACGGTTCGCTTTGGAAGGATTTCGATAAGGATACTCATTCTAAGGACATCAGGTCAGAGCTTGACAGCCGTCCTACTAACAACCCCAGAGCACGCGCCATCGCAGATATCATCATTGAAAATAGAACGCAACAGGTTCTTGCGTTGAATGATCAAGGGGCGCTTATTCAGCTGAAGAAAAACTACGTTGCGACTCAAGAGCATGACTGGACGCGCATTAGGAATGCCGGACTCGAACCTGGAGCACGACCTGGTTCCAGGTCTAGCAGGAAGAAATCTTATGGCGTGTGGAAAAACGCGATTTACAATCGCCTGGATCATGAAGCTATGTTCAGGGGGATGTCTGATGAGCGGATTGATGTGACGCTGGAAGGAATTCATCGTGACATGATGAATCGTTATGATGGAAAGACTGCAGAGGATGGATTGACAGATGATGGCGCCTTTGCCGATGTCGATGTCCGTCCGGTAACCAGCTCTTTGGCCAAGCAAGTCTCCGAACAGCGTCACCTCATATTTAAGGACACGGAAAACTGGTGGGCCTATCACAAGGAATTCGGATCTTCAAAGACGTTTTCAAATGCAATCAAACAAGAGGTGATCGGTCGTGCAAAGAAAATTGGTGTTATGAAGAAGTTTGGCCCCAATCCAGAATTAACTATGCGCGGGCTCTTGAATGATGCGCGGCAATTCGTAAAAGACTTGGATGATTCAGCGGATCACATAAAGAGTCTTGACCCTAAACAATCGGATGCTGCTTGGCAGGATTCCTGGCTGAAAGTTACCGGCTTTGGCGCTGCTCACGGCCTCGAACGCACCAAGGCCGTGTTGGCATTCGGCACATTTGTCCTTCGTTCTTCTAAGCTCGGGGGTGTGGCCATCACTTCGTTTGTCATGGACCGCATGACAGGGTTCAGGGGGTTAGTTGCTTCAGGGATGAGGTCCATGGAATCCTTTACAGGGTCTGTGCTCAGGGCCTCAGAAGGGAATAAGGAAATGATGCGGGATCAATTGTATGCCTTGGAGGGGTTTACAGACCGCACTGTTGACCGGTTTGAGCCCGGTGCATTGGACGCTCGAACTCGGCGTTGGACCAATAAGTTTTTTAAGTGGATCGGGATGAGCGCGGTGAATGATGATAATAAAGCGAATATCACATCCCACCTTGCTTTCCTGGTGGGCCGAAATACAAAGAACAATCTCGACAAATTACCTGAGCCGTTGCAAAAAGATTTGAAGCAGGCAGGCATTGAAGCCGCAGAGTGGGATGTGGTTCGCCGTGCCAAAATAATCAAGGGTAAGAACGGGGAAGAACATCTCTTCCCATCTGAAGTTCAGGCATTAGGAGATGACGCATTCCACTCTGTCCTGCGATCCCAAGGCAAACCGGTTAATGCCAGGAATATCCGCAAGGCGCGGACTGACCTGACCGATTCCTACGGAATTTATCTCACAGACAGAACTGATTCGATCGTTGTTACCCCGGATTTGACCACCCAACGGCAAATGTCCGGTGGAATAGGCGGAACAAAGGGGACACAGGAGGGGACTTACCCCAATGTGGCACTCAAAATCCTCACTCAATTCCGATCATTCCCGATTGCCTACATGAACCGCTTCGCCAACCGTGCCCTTCACCACGCTCCGGCCTCAGCAAACAAGGGTATGCAGAGGTTCCAGGCTCTCAAAAGCGGGATAATGACAGACAGTCCTTTGTGGACTATCGGAACTGTTGCTTCTTTGATAATAGGATCATTCACTGTCATGCAACTCAAGAGTCTTGTCAGGGGCCAAGGGCTCATAGACATTAACCAAGAGGACCCAGAGAAACAGATGAAGCTATTCAGGCGCGTATTGCTCATGAGTGGCATCGTAGGCATCGTTGGGGACATAATCTTTGATGAATACGACCAAAGCTTCAATGCGGCCGCTACGAGGCTTCTAGGGGGTCCTGCGGGGGATTTGATCAATGGAGCTTTTACATCCATGAGTCACATGGTAGACGGTAACCCAGCGAAAGCGGGGGGTCAGATCTTCAGGACGGCAAGAAAGAACTATCCAGGTGCCAATGTGCCCATTGCGGGGGACCTTGTAAACTACTTGATCCTCGACGCCTTGCAAGATATGATTTTCCCCGGATCAGTCAGAGAGCGCGAAAGACGGATCAAACGATTGAGGCTCAAGACCACCGGTGCCCTGTTTGGGCCGGGAGCCAGGTAATAGGGAAAAACCTAACAACGATGAGAAAGAACGACCAATGCCAGGATATGTATTTCCATTTCAATCGATTACTAACAACCTAACCGGTTCAGGGACTGCAGGTAAAATAGCCAAGTTCACTGCTGCCGGGGTATTGGGTGACTCCATCATAACGGAGTTAACCGGTAAGATAGGCGTCAACCAAGTTTCTCCAGATGGAACATTTCATGTCCATACAGGATCGGCAGGATCAGTTACAGCGGGCCCCGCTTCTAATGACCTAGTAGTTGAGAGCAGCACTGATGGTGGATTCTCGGTCCTTGTTCCTAATGATAAGTTCGCCTCGATGACTTTTGGAAGTCCTGCCGTTGCGAATGGAGGATTACTACAATACAAACAAAGCACTGCTAAACTCGAGATAGGGACAAATCTAGCGAGCGGTGTGGTCGGATTTATGGCTGGAGCATTTGTTGAGGGTATGCGCCTTCATGCAAACGGCAGATTAGGTATTGGCGCCATCACGGCTCCAGATGGTTTACTCCATATCTTTGATGGATCAGCTGGAGTTGTCTCAGCAGATGTCAATGCAGACAATCTCATAGTTGAAAGTTCAGGAGCGGGTGGCATCTCAATATTTACCCCGGATGCGAGCAGTGCGAATTTTTATTTTGGAGGACCCGGGAAAAACAATGGCGCAATTATCAGGTGGGAAGATACGGCAACGCGTATGACCATTGGGACAAATTTAGCCGGAGCTGAAATTCGATTCGTGACTGCTGCATTTGCCACTGCATTATCAATTAACTCTTCAGGCAATTTGGTTTTTGCCGATGCCAAAAACATCATTGTCAACGCAACAACCGGAACACAAATAGCAACAGCAGCATCCCAGAAACTCGGTGTCTATGGCGTAACGCCTGTGATTCAACCGGCTGGCACCGGGGAAACCGTTGGGTTCGTCGCAGGCGCGGGCACAGCGGTCCTAGATGATTCGACATTTACCGGCAACGTAGGTTCAACAGCCTACAATCTAAACGATACGATCAAGGCGCTTAAGCAATTCGGTCTAATGGCCGCATAATATCATGATAAAGATCAACACCACAATCACAGGCATCCCCGACAAGGGGGAAGCACGCGCGGCAAGGATTGCCATCATCGAAGAAAACGATCACAGGACACGGCGCGTCCCGCCGCCGGGGGATCTCCCCTTTTCTACTCAGGCGGAAGTTAAGGCCAGCCTGGAGGCTATCTTTGATGAAAGAATTGAAACTTTCTGGATCGGCGAGATGGGCCAAGCACCTGAACGGAACTTCAAAAAATTCACCCCGGCTGATATTGCTTCTATCAAGGAAGAAATTTCCAGCCAGGGATTAACAGCAACAGAAGTAATAGCAAAACTACAAGCGTAATTATCTATGACACCAACTGAATCATACCAAAATCTTATGCACCTCGCAAACGCGATGGTATCCCAGGCAGAAATCAATGGGCGAGTTCTTGCCGATGCCGCCAACATATTATTGGAACAGAATAACCAGTTGACGGAAGCAAACAACAGGTTGACGGAAACAAACGAAAAACTCAAAGCGAAACCAAAACCGAAACCTAAAGCCAAACCCAAAGTCTAATCAACCGAACTAACGACCATGAAAAATAAAAGTGTCACAGACACAGCATCTGAAATTCTCGCAGCCGGCCAGCGGTCTTTTGTATTCATATGGAACAAGGGACCCAACACGGCTTACTTCAGATTTGATGGAGACACTGCTGAAGTCACCACAGCAATTGGATTCCCGGTGGCTTCGGGTGCGGGGTTATTCTGCAATAATGACGGGACGCGAAACCCATTCATATTTGATTTCAGAGCAATTTGCATTTCCGCGGAAACGGCAGAGCTGGCAATTCAAACAGATGGTGCAGACCAATCCTAGCCTAACGACTCAACACGATCATGAAAAACGTATCTGCAACCGCAACTGCCGGTGAGGTGGTTGGTAAAGGCCCGGGGAGAGGGTTCGTTCATGTTTGGAACAAGGGCCCTAACACAGTCTATCTGCGCTATGATGGCGATGATGGGACAGAAGTCACATCCTCGATTGGATTCCCTGTTGTAATCAATACTGGGTTGTTCTTAAACAACGACGGAATCAAGAATCCCTTTATTTATGACATCCGGGCCATTTGCGACACCGCTCAGACTGCTGAACTTGCTGTGCAAACCGACGACGAGAGTCAATAATGAGACGCATCAATGTAGGCCCCACCGCCTTGAGGATTGTTCCTCCTGGCAACCGGTCGTTCCTGCACATCCACAACGTGGGCGCCGGGGATGTCCGCCTCGCATTCGATGGAGACACCACCACCGTTACTGCAGGCATTGGCTTGGTGGTCCCATCCGGACAAAATTTCTTCATGGATAATGTCTGGAAGAAGAAAATCGAGATAAGCGGTATTCACGCCATAGCTGCAGCTGGAGAGGATTGCGACCTAAGGATATCTGGAGTCTACACCAACGAGGACCTAACAGGCGAACTAACACTATACCTGACTGCCATTGCGGACGCTGGAGGATCGCTAAGCGCCACGCAACTCACCGCGGTCACCAATCTCCACAACGCCATCCTCGAAGCCGACCTGAACGGCTACATACAATTCATAGCACCTGTCGTGGGGAATGGGATTGCAGCTGCATCAGTTGCACTTCGCAACTTTCCCGGAAGGGCCCTGAAGATGGTGAACAATGGGTTTGTGGATGGCGATTACGCGCAGGCGAGTGGGATAACCGGTGATAATTCGAGTTACCTCGACACCAATTTCACCCAGGACGATATCACCAGCCTGGCCCTGTGCCACATCGGGATCCATCACGTCACCAACGACACGGCCGACGGCCAGGTATTTTTCGGCTCGGCAGACACGGCAGGATCGGTGGACGGCCTTCGATTGCAGTCGGGAGGTTCGGGGACCACCATTGAATACATCAATCACTCAGGCGACACTACAGTGCAGTCGGCTACCGACGAGGGGCACTTGCTCGGCCTCTCAGATAGCGGCAACGCATCGAACAACGAGATCTTCAGGGATGGCGCTACAGTTGCTGCTGCTACCGTCACGGTCTCGACGGGCTCCCCCCTTACTCTGTTCCTCATGGGACTGAATGTGGGGTCAGTATTGGCAGTGGTAGATAGCGGGACATTGCAGTTTGCTCACGCGGGAGACCGGCTGACCGCTGCTCAGGTCGCTGCACTGGACACAATCATTGACACGTATGGAACAGCGTTGGGGTGGTGAGACCACCCTTCAAGAGTTGGTAATTATCATGGGACATTCAATTTCAACTGGAAAGATGTTACAAGGTCGAAGTGGGATCTTTGGCGCTGATGCCGAAGCGGCGGTATTCCCCACATCTACCCCACGGCCTACGTGGTGGTTTGATGCTCAAGATCTGGTGGATGACGGTATCGGTAATCTTGATAACATTGGTAACTCCAATACTCCGGACACAGTGTGGGATGACAAGGAGCAAAATTGGACAGCCATTCAAACTGCAGGTGTTGCATTCGAGCCCATTCTTCATCACGCTTTTGCTAGTTTTGGAAGCGGCCTGAACCCGGTAGTTTTCTTTGACGGAGGCGGGGCCGGGGATCCATCCTTCTTACTCACTGATTCGGGAGCAGGGCCTCCTACAGCAGGTGGTGACATGGTTCTCCCGGGTGCCAACCATCGGTGGGCCATTATGTTTACCGGCCACTTTGTTGATTATGGGTCTTTGATTGGTGATAATGATACAGGCGCTAATCTTATTGCTAACATCAGTTGGGAACTCGACGGGCCTACAACAGCCGGTCAGATGCGTATTGAACAGAATTCTGCTAACACAGTAAAAGCTAATACGTCTGTTTTGCTAAAAGGATCAGGGGTTGATCTTGTCATACTACTTAGTCAGCGGGATAATACCTTTTGGGATACATGGGTTAACGGTGTTCAGATTGACAATAATCAGGGAACTTTTCAGTTTGTTGGGGATTTTTCTCGCCTTGGAAGAACTAGAGATAATACCGTTAGAGCTGGGGCTCAATGGTATTGCCGCCACAAAATGATCTGGGATAATGCGGGACTTTCAAACACAGCTTTGACCAATGCTCAGGCTGTAGATCTCTATGATTACGTTAGACTCGAAAACGGACTAACATGAACAATGAACAGGAAAGCATCAGGGTGATAGTCGCACGGATTGACGAACGCCAGAAGGTCGCCAATAAGCGCTTGGAAAAAATCGAGATCTTAGTGGAGAAGAATTCCACCTTCCGCATCAGACTCATCGCCTGGTGCACCGCAGTCTCAGCCACAACCGGTGCCCTTGTTCCATTCATAGCCAAATTCATTCTTGCAAAGATAACCCCATAAGAAGACACTCGATCCCATGAAATATTTCTTATCCCTGACTATGGTCCTGGCATTCCTTTGCACCGGATGCGACACTGCTGACAATCTCCTGACAACTCAAAAGGTGGGTGTAAACCCCACAACGGGGTTGGTGGCAACGAACATAGTGGCCAACCCCTCAATCCAAGCAGCTACGGCGTTAGTGAGTCTAGCACCTTTTCCATTCGCCGGTCTAGTGTCTACGATCCTGGCCGGGGGACTTGGACTATACGCACAGATCAGGAACAGAAAAGCTCGAGCACAATTATCCAGCCAGGAGCAAGTGTTGGAGGCGGTAATTGGGGGAGTGGAGCTGGCGGGGGAAGCGGCCAAGGAAGTCAAAAAGGTTATCTCGAAGTCGGCCCAGGCCCGCGGCGTTACCTCTGAACTGCACGCTCGCGTGAAGAAAGGAGGTGGATAGCCATGGCACTACATCAACACAAAGGAACACTGAAATCCAGGCCGGCGCCCAAGAAGCCAGCCGGTAAGGGCACCAAGAGCACCAAGGGCCCGCGCAGGAAATAATTTAATGGTTGCGCCCCGCGAGGCCCCAGGGAGTTAATAGATTCCATCTCCCTGGGGTCATATTAGTAATTCGGATACGCCTTGTTAAATGTAATCTCCTTGAACAACTCCCGCCAAAGAAACTTGGATGACTGGTGCTGGTCAAGGCCCCACCACAACTCGGTATAGAGGCCCAAAGACCTTCGCAATACCTTTTTTGAGAACGGCGAGAAGGCCGCGTCGATTCTTTTTGGCGTGAAGTCTTCGTCTCCAGAGTTCCGAAGGTGTTGCAGATTCGAGATAATTTTGGAGAGATGGGAGTCGCTGATCTCCTTTAACTCTGCCTGCAGCTGGACCGAGATCAGTGGTAGTTTGGATGTGAAATCCATATGCATTGTAAGGAGGCGTGTCGATGTGCTGCTTGCCGGTATCGGCGGCGAAGCTGCCTGCATCACGTTCCCACCGATCCATATAAGCGTCCCTAAGAGCGTCGCCAATGTCAGATTTATTATTCTCCATTTCGTTTTGTCTTTTCCTTTCATAGTGTTATTCCTTTCGATTTGAATCGATCTCTGATTTCGGCCCATAGTTGGACTGTTCTCTCCTCGCGACACCTGTCATGATTGTATCGATGAATTGCCACCTCTTTTCCAAAATGCGCTCTGATATCTTTGAGTATCCACACATGCCGGCCTTTATAATCCTCCCAAAAGTTACCCTTACTAACCCTGCCTGTGCGACCAAAGTTCAACAGATTGCAATTCTCCTTGTTGATCCCAAGGGACTTGAGGAGTTCGGAAAGCTTCTTGCCTTTCCAGTGCTTCGGCGTTTGGGCACGTGTTTTTCCCAAGCGTTGACGCTCTAACCCTTCCTGAGACCAGCCGCCTCTAGTAAAAGAGCGCTCCAACTTCATGCCAAGCTCAACCGCTCTCACATACGTCTTACTCACGATGGCCCTACTCACACCAATCTTCTCAGCCAAGTCAGTCTGAGACTTAATACCAGGCCACTGGTTGATTGCTGCCAAGACAATGCATTCACTCATTGTCCACTGTTTTCCTGCGATCAAATCCATACTCACCTTCAAGCAAGTGTCCTCCGTCATCGTAGGGGTCCCTAATATACTGTTTGTCGAGTTCATTCCGTTTTATCATTTCTAAGTAGTTTCTTTGCTTGGTTTTGCCGGCGAGGACGCATCGTTGCAACCCATCGATGTAGCACCAGGTGTATTGGAGGGTCGTGTGCCTTCCTCCCCCCTGAGCGTATCGGATCTCAAAAGCGTATCCAGGGTTTCCGTGGGAAAGGAGTTGGGCCCTAATACTGGCGGTGGGGTTGGTGTCTCTGGCGTGCTTGTCTTTTTTACTGTCGGGGTGGCAAGGGACGACTTCAGATCTGACACACTCTTCGGTGTGAATGCAGACTTTCCAGATGACCCAAAATCCTTGAGTGTTCTCTCGGATCCTAAATGCAATTCTGGCAAGTTCGATTCGCCAATCCTCATCTTGATTCCCACCGTGTCTTCCAAAACCCTCAGACATGCTTCATTCTCCCATGATCGCTTTTCAAAGAAGTCACGCTGGCGGATCAAATCCGCATTGTCCTCCCCGTGTCTTTTCAACACCTTGTGACAAAGCATCGTTACGAGCCTCACCTTCCAGTTTCTTGATTCCTTCCAAGATACCCGAATGACCGTTGCGATAATTTGACAAGTCGAACTCACGTATAGCCTTCGAAACCAATTCCATCGCGCTATGATACCCAGCAGCAAATCCTTCGGCTTCCAACCGGAGTTCCGCGTTCTCCACGTCTGCCGTGTGACACCTTGAACATGGATCGAGATAGACCGTCTGATCCGGTGATGGTGGCGAGAAGGAATTAACTTCCAAAGCATCTTGGCAACGAGAACATCTAAATTCATACTGCACGTTTCCCTCCTCTCGCAATAATTTTCCATGCCTTAGATTGCTGTGATGTGCTGGGCACCGCGCAGAAGTTCGCATCGATCTTCCGCTTCCGCTCTTCGTGGTTCCAGACGAATGGTGATTGGGCCTTCGGGCTCGTCCGATTACCATTGATAACTCTATCGTTTCTTTTCATTTATTCTCCATCATTTGTTCGTATTCTTCTGTGATGTGCTCAAGTCTCTTTGACAGACGGCTCGAGACCACCTTCTTAGTGAGGTAATGGGTCCACGCTTCCATAAGTTTGACAGCTTCCTCGCGAGTGGCGCGGTATCCATCCAGATCAGGAGGTGTGCCACGATTTGGGCCCCTAATAAGACGAGTCCCAAGGCGATGGTGTAGAATAGCAGTAACAACACGGAAGCCGTTACCGTCACGAATGATCGCAAAGTGCCCATCATCTTCAATTATTACCATGGCAGTATTCGTTCTTTGTGGTTTCGAGCGTCGTAGAGGTCGTGGAAGGGGAGACCATAGAAAGAAAAAATATCCACCTTACTCGCGATCTTCGACAATTGATGCCACCACCTTATAGCAGCCGCTACCCCTACCTTGTCACTGTGCGCCATAATTCTAACCCGCTTCTCATAGAACCATGCCAGAGCATCCCAGTGGATCTTCAGGGAGGCCCCTAGCATACAAACCGGCAACATATCAGGCATCATTTGCAAATCCTGCAACTTCCCCTCCTGAATGATGCGATCATAACACTCCAGAAAGTCTGGGATACCTTCACAAATCACAATCGTATTCACATTGCAGGCATTGGGGAGGCCCACGGGCCAGTTCTTCACGGATCCCTTGATGGTGTGGGATTTCCGTGCCGCAAGATGCTGGCTACCGTCCGGTTGCATCAAAGCATCAAATGGTGTGCCGTCCAGTTTTCTGAGCTCCATGCCGAAATCCATCGAATCACTGATTCCGTAGCAGAGAGTTCGGTGCCAGCTTACAAAATGCAGCACACCCTCGTCTCGCGCCCACTTCAAACCTTCCAAGCCATACGGTCGATTACGGCTGAGAGTGTTTAAGAGGGGGTCAGAGGCGGACACGCAAGAGGGCCTGGTGTAAGGTGTTGGGGTAGATGGTTCGAGTTGGATCGGCTTTACTGAGGTCCCTGCGACATTTCCGCTCTCCGCCATCTCCGAGTAAGCGGCAACCGCTTGGCGCGTGTTCAAGCCAAACTTCAATTTCACGTAGTCTAATTCGTCCCCCGTGCCGCAACCCGAGTGACACTTCCATCGCCACTTCCCTTGCGATCGCCAGCAGGAGAAAGACGGTGAGCTGTCCTCGTGGAAAGGGCACTTCGCCTGGGTCTTGCATCTGGTTCCGTCCCCAACTAGCTGCATCAACGCAGGCAGGGGGAGCGCTTCCTTGCATTTCGCTATTTTGCTCATTCATTTCTTATCGATTGACACAAACCACCGGCCAAAGCCGTAGTAAGTGCATGTGTAAAATTTCGCAATGTAAAATCTTGGAGGGAACGCCTGCCGTGTTCCTAGATGGAACCGGCCAAAGTGAAACTTCCTGCCACTCCAGTGCCATGGGCCTAGCTTCTTTAGCATAACTCCGGATCCCTTCTACGCGCAAGAATGGCCAACAGGAGGGAATCCGCGGCCGGGATTGAGCAGGAAACTTCGCCGATAATCTCGAATGCCTTATCCCGGAGTCTCTTCTTCCATTCTCCTGTCGACTCAGCCTTGCGTGTAACCACTCGTTGTCTGACTGGTGTCGATAAAGAGTTGAGCTTCCGCTCGCCGGGCACGTTTTCATAGTGAAACTCTCCTCGGTCCCGCTTCATATCGAACTCCGCCATCCAATCCTTCGGTCGAATGATTGCCCAATACCGCGGAGCATCCAAAAGGATTTCGGATAGCGCACCTTTCATGAATCCACAACTTTCGCCATAAACCACCCCAGCCGAGCTCTTCATGTTGTAATTGCCGACAAACTTCTCAGTTTCCTCGTGGAGGATGACCAGTTTGGAGCATGGCTTCTTCCACCACATATTCTCACCGGTCTTCTGATCCCGGAGCCACTTAAAGAACTCATGACGAGAGTTACTATGCAGTTTGAACTGCGCAAACCCGACACGGGATCCGTTTTCATTGTAGGTAAGTATTGATGCGAACCCGGAGACTCCCGGGTCGATTCCTATGTAGTGATTAATACTCATAATTTAGGTAGTGTATTCATCGAGTGAATATAATCCTGATCAACCCAAAGCAACGACTTCCGGTCACCCTTTTTATTCTGTTTTAGGACCTGCCAGAAACCGACTCTACATGCCTCCCATGCATAGATCCAACCTCCCACCATTAAGTTGACAGTTCCGCGGGTTAAGTCAAATTCACCGAATACACCGATGAAACATTCGCCGATCTTATCCCGGGGGTTAAATCGTAATCTTCCACCCCAATGCCTAGTCCACCGGACCTGATACCCGCCAGGGATATCCCCATCGCTGTAGTAAGCAGATGAATATTCACGAACGGCTATGAATTCGCCGAGTGTGCCGAGGGTCTTGGCGACCGTGGCTTCAGCGACAACGGCCATGCCGTGGTTTTGCGGGGAGTTCTCGACGGTCCCATCTGGCTCGTTGCACCCCTGCTCGACGGCCCTGCGATCGCGCTCCCTCCCAGCTGCATAAAAATGCTGGGCCTCTTCGAGTGTGAGTTGTATCGTTTTCATTTGCGGTTTGAGTAGTCGAATGCTTCCCATGCATTGTCAGGCCATGACTTGTAGCAATTATGGCAAACCACCCTCTTGGAAAGTCTAAGCTCATAAATGGCCTCATCACCACACATGGAACAAGAGGCAAATGGAGTTAGGGTTTTTGAATAGTCAAACGTTTTACTGACCGTCTCCGCAAGCTCCTCCTCATGCGTTCGAGCATACTTGTAAGTATCATAGATTGCCTGGTCGATTGCATACTCAGCAAAATCTGGAAAGCCTTTCCCCTTCTTCTTTGGTGAGGTCTTGGCAACGGGTTCGGAACAGGTAGTGGCCGAGGGGGAAGGAGTTCCATCCTCCGTCACACATAAAGGGGACACATCGCCATGACAGCTGTCTGGCCCGCGAGGGGTTATTGTGAGCCCATTCATGGTGCCTCCTGCAGAGCGGAATGAAGAATTGTTGGCACACCAATAAGAGTCCTTGCCGTCCTCTCGAGTGATGGATATCGAGTTTTTCCCTATGGCAATCCGGATAGGCACACCGTTTATGGTTCTTCTTAAAATGCCTTGAGACTTTTCTGTAGATTTCATCCAGCTCATCTTTTGTCATCCATTTGTTTCTCTAACACTCGCCGCACTATGAATCTCAGATGTTTACAGCCTTCTTTAACCCCCCGGCTATTCTTGGGAGTGAACCTGAACGCGGCACAATCACAAGTGCCCTCCTTCCCCTCTTCAAGATCACAAAAATACCATTCATCACTCCCCCTTAGACAGATCCTGAACCGCAGTGCTTCTAGCCACAGAATCTGGGCACCGAAACACAAGAAGACCTGATCCTGAACCCAGGGGGTGGAAGTCGGTGTATTCTCGTTGGTCTTCATTCAGGATTTTCTCCAGGTCAAACGCTAAATTCGCTGGATCCGATGACCGGACAAACTTCACTTGTGTTTTCATTTTCATGGTTCATTTGATTAGCGTGTAGTGATTTTTGATAAGGCCGAGGGTCTTAGTTCCGAATTCGTTACACCTTGTCTGCAGCCCCGGGAAAGAGTGCGAGGTTCCGATGGCGGTGTAAACTGCGTCCGTTGTATCAGCTGTTGCCAGGCGGCATTCGAGGAGATCAGCAAAGTGTTTCGTGGATGGAGGATCTCCGCTCTCACCCATGCGTCCCTCCCCAAAGCCAGTAATGCACAAAACCGCAGCCTCAAGAAGCTTTTTGCGAAATCCCATAAGGTCCTCCTCATGAGACGCGAGTATGTTGAGGCGATCGCTAATATCAGCATGAGAGCCGAGAATGACGTTACCAGGCCCTTCGTAAGACGCCACGATATAGCGGCAAGCTTCAACATGATCCTTGGGATCGTCGGAATAGAAGAGAACGCAAAGGGATTCGTTTTCGATTGATTGTGCGACCAGTTCATTTTCGTAGTGAGTCCATTCAGGGTGAATCGGCTCGGTCTTAAATAGCCGGTCAAGGTTATCTGCATGCGGCAGTAAGTCGCCACACTTGGTGCAGATGATGTTTTTGGCAATCTGAGTGATCACCTCGCCGTGCGCGTCGTCAAGTTCCTTGAACTCAACGTTGCGCCGGCAATGGGTGCATTCTAGGATGATCATGTTTCAGGACACCCACTTTCAGATTCCCAGGCCCTTGAAAAACAATCAAAACATATATCCTTCTTGTCTGGAGTCAGAACCGTGAATTCACATTTTTTCATTTTATAGCGTCCTGCAATCAGGAATGCTTTAGGCATTAACTCATTACACGCATCGCAAAATATAGTTGTCTTTATCATACTTTCAAGAGGAATGGTGCGGGTGAACCCTTGGTGGGTGGCGTCAACCAGGTGTCGTGCCGGTTCCAGATCATTTGAAGTGTGGCCACATCCCATTTAAGATAGTCCATCGCTTTGATGTGATCTTCGACCAGGACTTCATGGAAATATTTCCCAGAGAACGTCTTCACAGGGAACCCGAAGTATTCGCAATATTCCTCGAGTTTACCTTTAGCATATTTTCCTTCACCGCAAGACAAAATATCCCGAAGATCAACGATCCGCTTGTCACTCATGCCATATTTCCCCTGCATCATCATGATGGCAGGCTTCTGCACGTTGTGTTTGAGCGCCTTTTGGTAGAGGTATTTCAGATCGAACCCAACGATGTTGAACCCGACTATCGCTCGTCCCATGTGACACGCGGTCTCGATGATACCAAGGATCCACTCAATAAGAATTTTCTCATTGCGCCAGTCACTCTGGTGCCTGATATGAACCTGTGGAGAGTCGTCGTATTTGGCGCCGACCGCACAGACATAAGAAGCTTGGGGGAGAAGGCACGCGCCGTCGATGAAGGCTCGGCGTTTCTGCTCGACTGATTCCTTCTTCTTTTCGGCGTCAACGAGGTGCTTGGCTGGGTAGAACTTGGGCCAGGTGATGAGTTCGTCTGGGAGCGGTGCTGTTTCAATGTCAAAATAGAGTGCTTTCATTCTGCAATTACGAGACGAATCTGAGGTTTAACCCCGGGAATGATGGTGAACTTGATTTCCCCAATAGGAGTGATAGTTGAGCCGCGGCCGTGTTCGACCACTACCTCGGTGGTATCGGAAGGCATTATTTCAAGTGCTTTAATGATCTGATCCTTTGTCATCAGTTATTGAGTGTCTTCATTGCATCATCATTGAATTGTTTCAGCAAGGTGGCGAACGCATTCACCAAGCGGAATTGGTTGACTTCACTCCGGACCCCTTTTTCGTCAATCGCGCCGTATGCAATGCCGAGCGATAGAGTCACATGGTCCCGGGAACACAAGGGAGCTGCGCCGGCCTCCCTAAGCCGGTCGCAGATTTCCTGGTAGACAGGTGCGAAAATTGGCAACTCCCCGAGATTCACGACCAGCCGCCTCCTTCTTCTGACGCCGTTACGTCAGATGTGACCACCACAGGCTCCTCGGCATTGGCATCAACCACAGATGTTGGCCGCTGATCGACGTGTGAGAAGGCGGCTGCTGGACGATCGCCAGCAACGTCCACTGGTCTGTCTTTCTTGAGCTCCTCGCCGCCGGACACATCCACAGGCCCGTCCGCTTTCTTTGCCGCACCGCCTGTCCCTCCAACACTTCCCAGCGATGACGGCGTAGTCCCAGTGAATAGAGCCACAGCAATAGTTGCGATTGCATTACACGCCTGATCGACGGTAGTCCCCATGATTTTCTTTGCATTGTTAAAACACGCCTGCATGTGAGGGCCCGTCACAGCGATAGGGAACTGGACCAGTCCCCCACCACCAGCAGCTTGTGCCCGCTTTACTTGACGCTCTGCTTGACGCTTCTGCGCTTCCGCCTTAAGGGCCTCATCGGTTTCACCGGTGATACAGTTGGATCGCCACATTCCCATAATCGAGACGGCTTTCTTTTTGGTGCGTTTGTCGACCTTGACGGTAGGACAAAAGTTCCCGTCATCATCCCCCTCACAAAAAATGGCCTTACCGCAATCATCCAGGTCCAGGGTGTCGGCGTTGAGGCCCCAAATGGTGCATTTCAGGAAACCAGAACTATCTTTGATGCTAATATCTTGTGCTTTGTATTCTTTGCCAGATGCCTTCCCAACCCCGGAGCGAGGTTCGTATACATCAGTGATGGTCCCGGTGACGGATTTGATCTTCGTGCCGTCGTCGAGTTTGAGTATTTTTTCAATCATTTTGGTGTCTTGATGTTGGTTGATGTTGTGTCAATGTAGATTTTTCGTTGTATTTGTAAAATGAGCTTCAGGCTAAGCTTCATCTTCAATTCCAAACATTAGATATCCCAACTGCAATATTTACCCAAGCGGGTTTTGCGACGTTGCTTTTCACGCTCTCTCAATTTAACTGTCCTAGCCATAGCAGCCTCTCTCTCAGTGGAATTAGCAAAAGGAGCGCGCTCTACATTGGCTGCCTGATCCATATCTGTGTAATTAGCGGGAGCCCCTGCTTGAATGGCCCGACCAGCTGGTGACGCTTTAAACTTAGGCTTATGCTGTATGTCGCTCATGCGTTTAATTTAATAAGGCCTACCCCACTCAGTCGTAGACGATTACGTCTCCGATGAGGTTACAAAAAATCGGTCGGTCGGTTCTAAGTGCCATTTGGCTGCACTCCCTCTCAGATCGACCCCAGAGGGCTCAGATCGAATCCTAGAGCGCTTCTCCCATTTGAGTGGTGAATTCAAGCTCTCGAAATTCTAGTGCTGCGCGAAAACAAGGTAGGTAATTCGGCGAAACCCGAAAAGTGTGACCACCGACCATGACGAAATAGTCACCTTGCACGCACTCGATCGATTCAACTCTGTGGATGTTAATCCACTTTCCGCTTTGGATTTTGAGGATGTATTTTTCCATTTCAGTTAAAAAGCCGTGTTCACCGATGGGTGAAACCCTTTTGTGTTCGACTTAAGCTAAAGCACCGGATTGCTAAGTCAACTCGCAGAACTGAGTTACCAGCAAAGCTGTCAAGTCAAGTTACCGCCATGAATGAGAAAAGCCGCCAAGGGGTTACCAAGGCGGCGGTGGGTTTGGGAGGGTTTTAGGTGCGGCTCGTTCTTCTTCCGCAATGATGGACTGTGTGGAATCGTTTTTTACGCTTCTTGCGGGCCTTCAGAACCCGGTCTTCGTAGCTTTCGTCTCCCGGTGTATTTCCGATGTAGTCGTCAGTTCCAATGACACGAAACACACCTTTTCGTTGTGCCGACTCGTAGAAATAGCTCATAGCTCCCCGATCATTTCAGACAGAGTGATGAAGTGTTTTCTGCTCATAATGATTTGTGAGATGGTGCGGTGAATAGGATTACGGTGAAAATGGCGATCATTAATATGGTGAATATTGCAGTGCTCATAATTATATGGGTTTAGAAGCGACCGTAAGTCCTTCATTGAGTAAGTCGGCTTTACATTTTTTGCAAATACCGTGGGTGATTGGGTCATTGAATTCGAAACTGACTTCCATGACTTTGGGGGTTGATTCTCCCTTGCACCAGCTGCACTGGCATCGGACTGTGGTCCATCGTTTTCCTTCTGAGATTTTCATCTGTAGGCCTTCTGATACGTTGAGATTATTCCCATGTTGGCTGATACCAATGTCATTTCTTGAGTGTCATTATCAGCTAAAAATCCGTTGATTATTGGACAATCGCCGGCAATAGTATCCCAGCTTTCTGTTCTTGTTCCACTGCCAAACACGCTTTTTGTAATCACCCGTATTTCGTCTTTATAGATTCCGTTTTTCATAACCCACCAACATATCACACACCTTGCATCGTGCAACCGACTTTGTTACCTTTTCTTCGATGACGCCAAAAAGAATTGTGATCAGTCGGGAAGATGTGGTGAAGAGATGCCGAAAGCGTGGGTTCGATCCCGTGGACTTCCTCATCGACATCGCCAAATTAGGCCTTGTAGGCTCCGGAGACAGCAAAGAGGATGCAAAGGTCCAGGATCGAATCAAGGCAGCTGTGCAACTCGCTGGGATGATCGTGCCCCAACAGAAGGCGGTTGAAGTGGTGGGTAACGTGCGGCCAGACCTCACAATCAGAGTGCAAAACTTTCAGTTGGTGGAACCCAAGAATGAGAAGCAGCTGACGGAAAGCGGCGAGGTTATTGACGTCAAAATAGACAAGTTTGACATGTCAGCCGAAGATGCGGCAAGCGAGAGGCGCGAAGAGAATGCCACTTTGGCTAATAGCCAAGCCAAGTCATGAGGTGTCTAATTGACCAATCCCCAGCAAATATCCACTCGCTAAAGACTTCCCCGCTGGCAGTGCTGACATCGAGAACCATCAGTTCTCCTTCATCCCAGCACGTTAAAATTGAATGATCCCTGGCGATTTGTTCGATCCGATTCTGGTGATTCATCACTTCTGACATGCAGCAATATCGCACATTTTTCACTGATAGCAAGAAATCGGTTACGCTTGGCGCAAAGTATTTTTATGCAAAAACACCAATGAATACACACTTTTAAATTAATAAATGAAAATAAATGAAACCTTTTTGCTCTAGCCGGTGTCATGTATAAGTGTCTAAAGCATTCCAATGCTGTGACCAGCCAAAACCTTCCTCTTGAGATGGAGAGAATTACGGCTTTGAAGAGTTGAAGTGGGGGTCTGAGTGTGAGAGGATGAGTTTCGGCTTAAGGAGATATAGCGCGGAAGCGCGCGAGGCGGAGAATATGAGCGACATGACACCAGACGGGTATTTCGAAGCGTGGATTGAAGAATTCATGCCTGAAGCCGATGATGGCATTCGCAATGTTATGCGAGAAGCCTTCAAGTCGGGTGGCATGATATGTGTTGATGAGGGAGAGAGTGCGTTAACGATTGTGGAGGGGTGAGCACTCCAACGCACACCCCGACACTAACTAATTGACCATCAGCACCCATATGAGACAAAATGTCCCACAATCCTTCCCGGCGCCGCTCTCAATACCCAATCCAGAGAGAGAGACAATAGACTCATCCAAAGAAGAGATATGCGAGTGTGGTGGGTGTGATCCTGATTGTGAAGGGTGCTCTGAGTGGGGGTTGTGTGACTGAGTGTGAGTAGGCAAATATTGCCTAGTCGGCTAGATGATCTTCTATGTAGCCTTGGATTGCTGCTTGTGCTTGTAGCCATTCTTCAGGATTATCAACTTCGCCTTCTATTCTCCAAATGGCTCCTTCGATCTTCGGGTCTTCAAAGCGCTTGATGGCTATTATAAAAGGCACGTTTGTTCTTTGTAGGATTGCCACGGCATCCTGAAAATCATCTAATGACATGTCTTTATTCAACCATGGGTTGTTTGTGTTGTCAATTGTGGTGTGGGTCGGCTATCAGAGTGTAGGCCATCGGTCGGCTCTTGAGAGGGGTGGAGATGCGAGTCTACGAGCCTGTATGTCTTGTCAATCAAGAGTGACCACTCGACTCATGCAATTGGAGTGATCAGTGTTGCACTATCAGGGTGTGAGAGTGGCGTGATGACCTGTAATGGTTGCATGACCAAGACAAACCCCCAGTGATTAACCCCCCACCCATGCAGAGTGGCTTTAGGAGGGCCATGAGGGAACTAAACCGAAGTTCGCTAAACTCCGATATATCAGGGATTTATGAAAATTTTTCCCCACAACCACTACCCCCTTTACCCAGCAATCCCTGGTTGATTTAGCTGAACTGGCTGCTATATTACCCCGGAATGAGGACATTAACAGAATACAATAGAGAAAAACGGAAGTTTCGCTCCAAAAAACGAGAGTCACGCAATGGAATTCTTTGTTCCGAGTGTGGGCACGAATTAGAAGATGCTGATGATTCGGTTTTACTCAGCGATCCACCCCAAAGGAATGTTATTTGTCGTAACTGCGGGTTCAAAGGCTATAGGGTATCATGAATGAGAGAGCTCTCCCACCAAATCCCCACATTGGCCCCAGGATCCCCCGTGTGAGCGCCCAGCTCTTCACAGAGGTGGTCCAGGGGATTGGGACCCCCATGCATCCCCTCCCAACCCCAAGAGTCTCTTGTGACTCACTGGACGTTTCTGCAGGAGACACTCTCGGAGTGGGTTTGTCCAGTTTTCTTGTCAACGACACCAACAGACCCCTTTGTCGATGTCGTCCCAACTCTTTTGTAACCTTCTCCGGCCCTGCGGCGTCTACGGCGATATGGATAAAACATTGAATGTTAAAAATATGTCGGACGCTCGATCCAAGGTTTCGGATATCGAGGTTGTGGGGGATCCCGGGGTTTGGGTTTTAGCTTGCAAGGCTTCATCGAAATCACAGGGGTGGATGAAGAGCACGAAATTCATGAGGGTGCCTGGAGGCCAGCTTTTTCTAGTGACAACCCAACAGCGCAACTTGGACGGGTCTTATGCTGTTGCTGAGGCTTTGGCCTTCGTTCCTTTTGCGGATTCACCAAAATCATGAATGTCAAGAATCTGATGAAATGCATGGAGGCACACACCAACCTCCAACTCACATTGATAAACCAGGGCCGAGACCTGAAAAAATGGAATGATCGCCAGTCGGGCACGATCCGCGGGTTGCAGAACGAGTTGGATGTTATTGAGGAGACCAACCGCTCCCTCACCCAGGAGAATGCAACTCTGGTGGCACATGTGAATAATTTGGAAACCCGGTTATTCAAGCTTGAAGGGACTGCAGCGCCGGAGTAACAATTTGCCGGTATCCAGTGCGGCACCCGACCGGGTGCGATGGAAACGGCACGCCATCCGGATGGCGATACCCCTCTGCAGAGGGGAACCGGAGACGGGGTGACGGGTCCGGAATAGGCCCGCCTGAAAGTCAATTATGACGTCCCGCAGTGGGAGCAGCGGCATGAGAGCCGTCCGCCGGAAGCTCAAGCGCTTTGGCGGCAGGGTGAAATGACATCCGTGGGAGTGCGAACCTCCCTTCCCGAAATTTTGTGTGTGTCCTGCTAAAGTGGGGACGGGCCCTGAAAGGGAGCACCTGAGCTCGCACAGCAAAGTCCCGGGAGTCTTGGGAGCATCTCGCGACTCCGCACCCGATAGAGGCGGAGCATTGTCCGGGCACACTTTACCGCGGGGAGTGGCGGGTATCGGAGCGTAAAGCCGAAAACCTTGAAGCTGGGGTCAGACTCCCCGGGCCATCCCCCGTGCCGATTTAATATGACATAATGAACCAGATAGACCCAGTAACGCAGAAGCACATCGATGACACCATCGAGCGGACGGCGAAGAAGTGCCAGGAAATGGAGGATCTGATTCTAGAGGGGCCTGACAGCGGGATAGCGTCTAACCCCGATCTCCCAACCTCACAACTCATGGTCTACATCATCCATTTATACACCGGCACTCGATGGCTGGCTGATTCAGTTTGGACTAACGCCGGTCTCGCTATGGAACGGCTGGATGAGATTAGAACTGACCCGGACACACCCGTTTCTTACATTCAGGCGATGAGGGTGTCAGTATGACCCCCTCCGAGATCATGAAGGAGCTTGCTCAAAAGATTCCGGCAGAGACCTGGGGTGCCTATCGAGAGCTGCCACCGCTCAAGCGCGCCGAAGTTGATGCAGCGTTAGTGGCCTTCGAAAACATCACCGCGGCGCTGGGCACCGATGCCGGGTTAGTTTTTACGGATCTGATTGTTCAGACCATCAAGGCCTCTGATGAATTACTGGACAAACCGTCTTCGCCTGATCAGCCTGACAAGCCGGGGACTGGGGGCACTGTTGGCGATTGGCTCGGGAACCCATTATGATTGTCGACGTGGAGATCTATTTCCCCGGGAACTGGACCGAGTATCAGGTCTGGATGTGGTGGATCCCCCGAGCTCATGGATACCTCCTCCATCATACCACCCGAGCGTGGCATGGGCCGCTGTGGAGCGTGAAACTTTTGCAGTTGACGGCGAGCCCTCCTGCGACCTACATGGCAGACGTATGAAGAGACGAGAATTTATCCAGAAAGCAGCTCTCGGCGCGGCCGCAGTTGTCACGTCCACGATTATTCCAGGACCCACGACGGGATTGACGGTTGACAAGCTCCGGCGCGCCAAGGCCCTACTGGAGGCGACTGGGGATCCGTATCCGCCATGGGTTGAGATTCTGTGGGAGAGTGATGATCGCATGGCTGTTATGTATCCCCGGACTGAGGAGGGGGAATGCTGGATGACGTCCTTCGAGAAAAAACCCAACTGTTGCTGCGGTGACTTGTATCTGTGGGGAGAGAAAAAGGTCGTAACCTTCTTTACCGACGAGGACAACACACTGTATGCTGTGGCCGATGACTATCCAGGTGCACATTTATCAAGTCTCAGTCCTGTGGATGGATCCGAGGGAGACTGACGGAGGGGATGCGAACGGCTTCTTCGTGAGCGAGAACCAGCAGCTGATGATCAACCCGGACATGTCCCGCGAGATGCAGGAGTCAATCTTCTGGCATGAACTGATTCACGCCTTCTATTGGGCCTACGAGTGGAAGAAGCAAGCGAGTGAGGAGCGGGTCTGCCGCCAACTCTCCCACGCACTCGTCCAATTTCTCCGCGCCAACCCGACCATGCCGCAAGCCTTTCTTGGTTCTGTTTGACTGTTTCCGTATCGGTGCTATTGTGATGGCAGCAGGTAGTCTCGGAGCTGGAGAAGGCCATTTTCAGTCACCTCGCTGCCGAGGCCTTCCTGGATGCCTCAGAGACCCGAACTGCAGTCGGGGCCAGGAATTTTCCCAACCCCTTCCTTGACCATTCCGGCGAAACTCCATAGCCTTTGAATCATGACAGCAATTGAAAAATCTCTCCGAAATGTCGCTTTAGAGTTGAAGCGTCTTCGGAATCAGCGAGCTCCATGGAGCAGATCTAATGACATTGAGACGGCTCGAGGTCTTGGAAGTTCTGATTATGAGAGTGTTTTCATTTCCGGATTTCACGGAACTTTAGGGACCTCTTGGGCCGATTTGAATCCATGGGCCGTAACCAACCCCTGGCCCACTTCAGCCGTCTCCCTTGAAGCGTTGTCCAGCCTTGCAGCTGATGGAATCGGTCTCGCCGGGGCTCGGACTGTGACTGTGGAATCTCTGGATGCGAATTTCGCCGAACAATCGCAAGATGTGATTATGAATGGGGTGACTCCCGTAGCGCTTACGGGGACGCACACACGGGTCAATAATCTATTTGTGAAGACTGCTGGGACGGTTCACGCTTTGGCGACAGGGGCCAATACGGGCACCATTACGTTGCGTGTCCCGGGGCCGGGGGCCATTCATTCCAATATCCAAATCATTACGGGATTGACCGGGATTGGTAGGCAACGCCAAGGGCACTACACGGTTCCTGTTGGTAAGACTGCTTTCCTTGTTGATGCGACCATTGAAGTGGAAACCAGTAAAACTGTAGAAGCTATTCTGTGGGTCAAGCCGGATGCTGACGATACTGCGGCTCCTTTTACGGCTAAGCAGGAGCTCTTTTTCTTCGAGGGTGGGTCGGGGGTGGTTGATGTTACGATTCGCAGTGCGGCCGGCCCGATCGTTGGCCCTACGGATCTTTGGTTTTCTGCAATATCCAGTGCGGTTTCTTCTGTGGTGTCCATGGGGATAGAGCTGTTTTTAGTTGATTCGTAATCTAATGGGGTATAAGTTCCGCGCATGGCTGAGTTTGTTGTTCATTTACCACTTCGAGATTTTGTTGTTCAGGCGGATTCTGTGGCGTTGTCTACTGGAGCAAAGGGGGAGATTACGATGATTGCTGTCGAGAATGCGGTGACTGTTTTAACAATTTCCTGTCCATCTGGGGGTCATGCTATCGGCTTCACGACGAAGGAGAATGTAGTGACTGGCACATGAAATTTTTCAAAATTACCACAGAGATGGCTGGCGGTGTTGCTTTGGAGTTGGGTTTGAAGTTTGAGAATAAACAGGGGCCTGTGAAGAATTATTTGGAGGAGTATATTCGTCATGGGTTCATTTATAAAGGCGCGGGTAATTTGACTGGGGTTCCCCCTGCGGCTATTGAATCGATTGAGTCCGAAGTGATCGATGAATCTTCTTACCAATCCACCGTCAATAAAATCAAACTTTGATCAATGGTTGAAGAATATTATTTGATTGTCTGGCAGAAGGAAGCGGAACCCAATGAGTCCAACATTCTTCAGTGGTTCCCAATTCTTTCTGCCAGGAAACAGGTTGAGATTGATGCAGCAATTCTTAACTCGTCTCAGTTTCGCATCCAGAGGACGATCTGTCCCAAACCCCCAACTCCACCGGAGGCATGGCAAAGTGCGTGATCCGATTGTTCATCCCGCACTCAGCATTGCTCTTAGCGTGATGATTGTGCTTCTCATTGTGTTTGCGATAGTGCAACCTCTTCCCATGACACGGGAACAGCGGCAACTAAACGAGTTCTTCAGCGGTGAGACTGTCGAGGCTAGCAAGGTCATTCGGTATGATCCCACTACGCAGAAGTGGCTGGTTGGGAATTGGGACCTTGACCAAACAGGGGAAGGTGATACGTTATTAACGGCCATGCGAGATTATGAAAAGAACTAAACCCGGTGAACCAAAACACCCGAAAGTATATGTCACAAATCAAGCCGGGGTCACAGAACCAACCGTCTCCACCCGCGCCCTCCGCCGAACGGGATTTCTCCAAGCGGCAGCTCGAGCTTATAAACATGGAGTGCGTTCGAGTCTCAGAAAAATGTTGCAACGCCGAGGCGCAGGCGGGGTTATTCAGAGACGAAGAAAGCCTCGCGCCTTCACTGTTCCCCAACTCATCAACTAAATTTGGAAATTTATGATAGGATTAATTACGGGGTGTAGCAGTTGGTAGCTAAGCAGCTTCATGAGCTGAAGGTCGTGGGTTCGAGTCCCACCCCCGTTACCACTTTAACATGAGATTCATTAACGGAGAAAACATATTGGCTGCAAATGCTGATGCGGGTCAGTGTATGAAGTGCAGGAATCACCTACTGTGGGAAGAGTCGACAAAGGAGCATCAGATGTATGAGAACGCGGAGGGGATCCTCCCTCAGTTTGAAGCCACCTGCTGTGACTGGACTCGGTTCCTTTACCCATATCAACTAACCTACGAAGAACGGAAGACAAAGGACCTCGTGCTTGAGGCCGAACTCTATGCTAAAAATTCAGATCCAAAACACGAAGTATCAAGCGGGGATGTCGATCAACCTGCCGGACAACAAGACGGAGAGTCTGGAGCTGGCGATAAACCATTTACTAGTAAACGCGGAAAGAAGCGACCTGCGCGTCGGTCTAAGTCTGGTGACGCCAGAACAAAGCGAAATCGCAAACAAGAGGATGCACGCGCTGCAGTGCGAGCTAAGCGGACTGGAGTATCAGGTAAAGGTCCTAAATCAGACAGTCAATGCACTGTCCCTGGCGCAGACGGGGGAGTTGTCGCCATCGGACCCCTCAAAGACATCAAGTGAGTCAATCACTGATCGCAACAAGAGGCTGGGAATTACCAATCTGGAGCAACCGAACTCTAGGCTCGTCCCAGCGAAGTCGCTGAAGACTGATGAGATGATATTGGAGACTACTGCGGATCTCACCCCACCACATCTTTGTCCGGATGACAGCAAATCGGAGTTGTATTTCGGGAATCGGACGAAGATTGACGGGGTGTCCCAGGAGCTCCGACGGGAGATGGAAGATCACAGCATTAGCGCAAAACCTCAAATACTCTCTTCTCCAGGTGGAGATGGGGACTGCCAAAATGGCACCTCTGATGATTCAGGGTGCGGCGGGGCCTCTTAAGAAACCTGGTGCTACGAGAACGACAATACGAAATTGCGGGGGTGATTGGACACCCCCGTTTTTAATCATGGTAACAAGGAATGAACATTCGACTATCAGACGATGAGATCCGCGAAGAATATCAGCGGTTAAAAGATTTGACCGATGACGTATTGACAGCGCGAGGACATCTTACTGCCGCGACTACGTTTAATGTGCTGAGTCAGTATTTAGATTTCTTGGCTAGACTCCACGGAATTGAACCCAGCAAGGAAAAGTGATAATACTACTTCTTTTTTGCTTTCTTGTGGTTCTGCTTGCGTGTTGGTGGGACGACTTCTGCCGGTGGCTTCGGAGGTGACGGTTTAGGCCCGTAGGGGATCTTCAGCAATTCACCCTTGCGCGGGTTATATTTCAGATCAGCTTTCCGCCAATCCGGCCACTGAACTTCCTTCACCTTGTGGCCAATCTGGACACCCGTATGAACCCATACTGGATGTCCGCAGAGCTTGGCTCGGATCGCGAAGCTCTGATCCTCCGAGGCCCAGAAGAGTTTGGCATGTGGCGGCCGCTCGGGCCCATCGATTTCCTCCTCCAGGCAAATATACTCTCCCGCGTGAAACCAGAACTTGATCTTTTCGAACCAGGGATAGAAGACGTGGTTCATGCTTAGCACCTCATGCATTCGGAACGCGGCAATCAGATCATCGTAGACCGATCGGTGAGTGAGTAGACAGGCAGCGCCGCACCCCGTGGTGACGTTGACCACGTCTCCGACATACCTGGGTGAAGGATCGAAGATAGAATTTGCGGGAGTGTCGCCTCCCCTCCGACTCGCCAACGCCGACAAGACAGTCACCTTTCCTCCCGACCCATACGCAATTCGCTCGAGCTCCTCAACCTGTTCCGGCAAAATCACCATGTCGGAATCAATCCAGAGGATCCATTCTGCTCCAAGAGATAAGGCCTCTCCAGCGAACATGCTTCTCGAGGTGTCGATGTTGGCTGATCCTTCTCGCCTGAGGACGGTCCATTTCTTCTGCACTAGGCGGTCCAGCAGGAATTCAGTTTCAGGTTCGATGTGGTCTTTGTAGACGCAGATGGCCACTCTTTTGTGGCTTTTAGCCTCGACCGATGGTGGGGTCTTTGGTTTAATGTCTTCCATATGACGATCAATCTACCTTACCAGTGGAAGCCGAGGCAATATCAAATTCCACTGTGGCGTTACATGCTCCAGGAAAAGGAGAAGCTTCGAGCGGCCGTAGCGTGGCATCGCCGGGCTGGCAAGGACATTACCGCCATCAACATTGCAGCCGTAAAGGCGATGCACAGGGTTGGGACATATTGGCACATGCTCCCCTACTTTAAACAGGCACGCGAGATTGTCTGGGACGGACTGACTGACGACGGCCGCAAGTTTACGGATCACTTCGATCCCCAGATGATTCGTAAGGTGCACAATACGGAAATGAAGATTGAATTCGTTAATGGGTCGATCTATCGGCTTATGGGCGCGGATGATATCGATCGCTTGGTGGGCCCAAACCCTGTTGGGATTATCATGTCCGAGTATTCTGTGCACGCTAGTTACAAGACTGTGTGGGATTATCTGACGCCGATGCTCTTGAATAACAGGGGGTGGGCCATGTTTCTTTACACCGTTCGGAGCCGTAATCACGCCTGGACCCTTTTGAATACCTCCATCTCGGCTGACAACTGGTATGGCGAGATTCTTGTCGCTGGAGACCATGGCACCAAGCATGATGACGGGACGCCAGTCATGTCTACCGCGGATATCGAGGAGGCTATCAGGGACGGTATGTCGCCGGAGCGGGCCGACCAGGAGTTTTATAATGATCCGGACGCTTCAGGCGAAGGAGCGTTTTACAAACATGAGATGCGCAAGGCCCGGGATGAAGGGCGCATTACCCGGATCCCAATCGACCAGATTCTCCCCGTCCATACCTCTTGGGATATTGGCCGGGATACGACAGCTATATGGTTTTTCCAAACAACTGAGCGGGAGCATCGGATGGTTGACTATTATTCCAATTCAGGAGAGGGGTTCCCACATTACAAGGGTGTCCTCGAGAGTAAGGGGTATCGTTACGGGAAGCATTTCGGTCCCTGGGATTTGGCCGTCAAGGAGTGGATGCAGAAGAACAAGACCCGCCAGGACCTCGCTCGGCAGTCGGGTATTAACTTCCGACTGGTCAAGAGGCATACCTTGGAGGACAGGATTGAGAATGTCCGAAGTGTCCTCCCTGTCACGATCTTTGACGAGCTCAAGTGCAAGTTGGGGATTGATTGCATGCGGGCTTACCACAAGGAGAAGAACAAGAAGACCGGGGACTGGCAGAAGGAGCCCGTTCATGACTGGGCCTCGCATGGCGCCGACGCCTTTGGGAACTTCGCAATGGCTGGCAAGCGGGGGATCAACACCGCAATGACCGATTATTACAAAACGGGGGCGCCCCTGATCAAGAGCACTTGGCGATGAGTCCCTATTTAAAAGCATTGAGTTATTTTGATGGCGCTGATGGCGCTGAAGTGTGGCAAGACGTGGTTGATATGCACATGTTCTACGGGTATGTCCATATCTCCCCGGAATACGTGATTTTTGCATATCCCACTGCCGCAAGCCTGCTAGCGATCACAGAACAGGGTCCACAGTTCACCCTGAAGGATCCCAAGGAGCGGGACACTTGGTTTATCTACTTCGCCTGTGGGGACTTGAAGGAAGCGCTCAAGCTCTTCCCATACCCACTCCCCTGGATCGCGTGGCGCTACAAGGGGCGCCCACCGAGGGTATATAAGTTTGACAGAATGGTTGCGTTACTGAGAAGATGTGCTCTTCATGAATCTAATAGGAGATCTCAGTCGACGGAAGCAGCAAGGGGGGTCGAAATCCCCACCGAAACCTAAAGCCGTCAAGCCGCTCGCGCCACAAGACGAGGACCGACTCGCCGACGCCGAGGCCTTACAACGCCTCCAAGCCGAGCGCAAGAAGAAGGGAAGGCGCGCCACGATCCTTGGGATCGATCAGGAAGAGGGCTCCTTGGGCACTAATTCAATCCTATCAGGTGAATAATGGCTATCAGAGACCCTTTCATTAAGAAGATCGACACCCGGGTGGAGGCTTTGAGGCACGCACGCGGGAATTTCGATGCACAGTGGCAAGATATTGTGGATCTGGTCCGGCCGATGACGACTGACTTCCAGACCACGAGGAGTCCTGGTGAGGAGCGAACGCTGGACATTTACGACAGCACTGCGCGTGAGGCACTGTTCGATTCCGCTGGCGGAATGCATTCGTTTCTCACCAACCCCGCAGAAAAGTGGTTCAAGCTTGAGGTTCAGACCCGGGACAAGACCATCAAGCAGAACAACGCTGTCAAGGAGTGGATCGAGACGGTGGAGTTGGAACTTTACGATGAATTCGCCTCCAAGAAGTCCGGCTGGTCGAATATGCTTTCTGAGGTTTACCCGGATACCATGGCTTTCGGCAATGCCGTCATGGAGAGTCGGTGGAATCCCCGTAAAAAACGTGTTCGTTTCCGAGCTTACCCGTTGGCTACGTGTTTCTTCGAAGAAAATGCCGATGGTGAGATTGACGCTCTATTTCGTGTTTTCCCACTCACGAAGCGCCAGGTCATGCAGACATGGCCTGATGTTGTGCTAGATGGTTCTGACAATGCCAAGCAGCCAGACGACAAGTTTGAGGTGGTGCACGCCGTATTCCCCCGGGACGATATTCCCTTGATGATCAAAAGGATTCCCTCGACTTTGAGATTTCTCATGAACAAAGACTGGGCCGAGGTTTGGTATCTTAAGGAATCCTTTACCAAACTGGGCGAGTCCGGCAGCGACACGTTTCCCTATCATGTCGCCAGATGGACGGTTTTGACTGGTGAAGTTTACGGCCGTGGTCCGGTAGACACCTGCCTCCCCGACATTCGGATGTTGCAGCGCATGGAGCGTGTGGGTCTCCGGTCCATGGAGAAAGAAGTTGATCCGCCAATGCTTCTTCCGACTGATGGGTATGTTCTCCCCTTGCATTTAGACCCAAGCGGTGTAACTTTGGTTGAGCCCGGGTCTGATGAAATTAAATGGCTTCAGAATCCCAATAAAAGGATTGAGGTCGCATTTGAGAAATTTGAACAAAAGCGGGACAGTATCAGGCGTTGCCTGTTTGTTGATTTGTTCCGCACGCAACTTAAGAAGGAGCGCCAAACAGCTTTAGAGTTCCAGGAATTACGTAATGAATCCTTGCGTCTTATTGCACCGATCCTCGCGCGCCTCCAAGCCGAATTCCTCGGCCGCGCTATTACAAGAACTTTTGAAATTCTTGCGGCCAAGACTGACAGATTTCCCGAAAGGCCGGCGATCTTGGAAGGTATTGATGTTGTTGTGGATTATACTTCGGCTGCTCACCGTGCACAGAAGTCTTTGCTGGCGGATGCTATCTCTTTATTCTTTCAAGAACTGGCTCCAGTTGCTAATGTTCGACCTGAGGTCATGGATAAGATCGACATTGACGCAGCCGTCGACACTCTGGCGGAGGCGCGAAGTATGCCTCAAGCCATACTCTTATCTCAGGACGAGGTTGATAAGTTGCGTGCTAGCCGAGCTGAGGCTCAGCAGCGGCAGCAGCTCCAGCAGAATGCAGAATCCTTGAGCCAGGCCGCAAAGAATGTAGCCGAAGCTCAGAGGCTCTAGTGACCCCGGAGGGTTCAGAGACTTTAATGACAAACGCAGAAAAAGAACAACGAGCCGAGTCGATCAAGGGACTCCGGCAGAATCAAAGGGATTACAAACAGGTGTTTGGGAGCGCCGCTGGGAAGCGCGTTCTATCTGACATCATGACAAAAAGCGGAATCTTGTTTGAAGACGATAGTGCCGACCCCAATTCCAATCTTATAAGAAAAGGCGAGAGAAGGATCGGCCGTTCGATTTTGAGCCTGATTTGCACTGACCGAGAACATCAACTACAGAAACTTCAAGAGCAATTGAATCGCAAATTATGAGTGACATTTTACGAGACCCGGACGCAGGAACCGGAACCGGTGATGGCGGTGGAGATGGAAGCGGATCCATCCTGGATGGCCAGCCAGCATTTGACGTAAACAATCTGATCCCCGAGGATCTCCGCGCCGAACCCTCCCTACAAAACCTCAAAGCCGCCAAAGACCAGAAGGAATACTATGGGAATCTTCACAAGGGATTTGTGGCTGCTCAGAAAATGGTGGGCCAGCAAAAAGACGGCCTTAAGGTTCCCGGGGCTGAGGCTACCGACGAGGAGAAAAATGCTTATCTTAAAGCGATAGGACGACCGGACGACGCCTCGGGATACACTATTCATCCAGATCAGGTCGGCGTTAGGCAGGATGTGATGTCTGATGAAGTTTACACCAAGCTTCGTGACGGGATTTTTGCTTTGGGCGCCCGCGAGGAGGTAGGGAGCGGTGTGCTTAAGCTGGCGGTTAATATGTTGTCAGAGGCTCGGAAGGGTCATGATGATCAAGTTGCAGTGGACAGGGTCGCTATTATGGACACCCTCCGCGGTGATTGGGGTGTATCGCTCGATCAGAATATCCAGTTGGCTAATGAAGGCGTGAGCGCTGTCTTTGGTAGTGACGAGGCCACTCATTCGAAGTTGATGAAATCTGGGCTCATGGATGACCCGACATTCATTAAGTTCATGCACACCTACGCCACTCAGATCTTCGCGAAGCAAATTGCCGACGGTATGGGGCAGACGTCTCACGGCTTCAGGGGCGCCGCGGCTGCAGGAGCTGAACTGGAGGCCCTGAAGGGGGACAAGAGGCATCAGGATGATCTTTGGGGTAAGAATGGCGATGCTGCCAAGACAGCTGCCATAGCTCGCCGCAGGCAGCTCTTTCAGCGATCTGGTAAAGGGGCTTGAGATTATGCGTTGGAAGCGTTTCATGTCGGTCTGTTGCAGCCATGGATGGGCCGTCGACAAGGAATCTGTGGAGGCCGTTCTGAAGTTCAAGGCTGCTTTTAAACCCCACCATGTGGTGCACATGGGGGATGCGTTTGACATGACCGCGTATCGCACTAACGCAGCGGGTCACAAAGATGAATATGCTAATATTGACGCTGATTGGTCGGCTGGGGTGCAGCTGTTTGAACAATTGGAAATAGACGCGTTTTTGTGCGGGAATCATGAATTTAGAATCTATCGTCTCCAGCAAGCCGCTTCCGCCATTGTTTCAAAGCATGCTCACGATGCTTGCGAGCAACTCGAGAAAGCCGTCAAGCGACACAAAGCCAAGTTCTACCCCTATGATATCAAGAAAGGGTGGCATCGAATTGGAGATTTGCACATCTGCCACGGATTCAAATGTGGTAAAAATGCGCTTGAATGGCATGCTCATCATGTGGGTGGAGATGTGGCGATGGGGCACATCCATACATGCGAAGACCGCCAATTCGAGGGACTTGGTGGCCGTCGAGGCTTTGTCGTGGGTATGCTCGCAAACTCCGAGCTTCTTGAATATGCTCAGACGTGGCCTACACGATCGCGTTGGCAAAACGGCTTCCTCTGGGGGGAATACAATGACAAATACACAATCGCTAATTTATGTCGACGACACGAACACGCCGGGTGGAAACTTCCAATAGTTTAAAACAGCTCAAGGATGCGTTGGATTTAGCCCAGGGCCGCGCAGTCCCTCCGGGTTTTCACACGGTCCCTGAAATCATCAAAGGCACAAAAGTTAAGAAGGAGGCCGCGGCTTACGTGTTGAAAGGGTTGGCGGACATCGGTGCTATTGACAGGGTTTATATGCAAGGGAGGGGCCGAATGCTTTATTACAAAGTCAAACCTGGATTTCTGGAGAAAATCACCCGATATCATCAGTCTCAAAATTACAACGAAAAACAACGTAAATCATAGATATGCAAATAACAAGAGACACAAGAGAGGTTCTGGCTGAGAGGCAGAAGACACACGGGGATTATGGGGGTTTTTCAGAGATCTGGAGGGCCTTAATGCGGACAATGATGAGGGCGCCCAGTGGCGGATCGTGGTCGGACGCTCAATACAGCTCCATTATGATGATCACACACAAGATGGCCAGAATCGCCAACGGCAACCCCGACCACGAAGACCATTGGCTTGACATTGCCGGCTATGCCACCCTCCAATCCGGCCTCCTCCTCAAACAACTCCAAGCCGAAGAGACTGCTTCTGTTGATGCTCAGCTCGATGAACTCCAGTCTGCTATCTGCAGTCCCAAGGCAGAGGCAGCGGCTGAATAAAAAGATTTGACAGATTCATCAGAAAGTGCATGATTCTCTAGTCGGCGGGGATAATGGAGCGGAACCGTTCGCGTAATCCGAACCAATAACCCGCCGACACCCTGGGGAACCCGGATACCACCGGATCCAGGTGACTGCAGGAAAGACTGTATGCGGAATCCCTAACAACCGCACCGAACGGCCGCAATTTGGGACAACTCTGCGAGAGGGAGCCTTCGGGCTCGTATTCAATCGCAATGACCAACGAAAGAGTTGTCTCATGTCCAATCAAATTGACACCCATTTAGTTCAGGAGTATGCGGATAATATTACCGTAGGATTCCAACAGATGTCCTCGCGTTTGAGGCCAGCTGTTACC